TTCTTCAATCATTGAGGCAATCGAGCCAGACCAAGGCGGGCGGTGCAGTGTTACCGCCAAGCAGTACAGTGACGCATTCTATCAATACGACGACTCAACACCTGCCTAGTCGGGTTATACGGAGTAAACACAATGGCGTACAACACAAATAACCCGGTAGGCAGCACTGATCCGCGAGACCTGTTCGATAACGCGGGGAACATGGATAAATTTGAGAACGGCCCTAACCCGTTCTACCCTGACCGATTCGGCGTACAAAAGCTGTCCCGCTCGGGGATGATCGAAAACTTCAACAACATGCTTGCTGGGCAAGAGGCTGAATTCCAGCAATTCCTAACCGACTCCGGTTTCGTCTCGCTCGGAAACTACGCGCCTGGCCTGAGCTTCACCGCATACAACCAGTACATGGCGCGTGGCGGGTTCTTCTATCGTCCGGCGCCTAGCTCTATCCCGTTCACGACTACCGGCACGTGGGATGGTGCTGACGAAGATTTGTTCGTTCTGTTCAGTCAGGATGATGTGCTGCGGCAAGACCTTGCCAACCCTGACAAGGGTGCGGCGATGGTGGCTCGCGGCGTGGTGGCGGTGGATAGCATAGCTGATTTGCTGGCGTTGCCGGAGGGGCAGCGGAAGGAGGGGTTGCGGTATCTGGTGAAGGGGTATCACGCTGGGAGTGATATGGGTGGTGGGGAGTTTTATTGGGACGTGGATAACACTAAGACAGAGGACGGCGGGACTATCCTAGGATCAGGAGCTACTGGTCGTTTTGTGCGGATTTTTGATGGGGGTATCTACGTTACTTGGTTCGGTGTCGTGGGTGATCAGATAACTGACGACTCCGCGGCTATGGCCTTGGCGGTTGCGTACCAAGAGAATAGCCAATGTAAGCTCAAGGTGCCCAGCAAGGCTAGGATTAAAATATCGGAGCCTTTGATCCTCCCCGCGTGTTTTAACATCGAGGGCGACGGCGCTGCCGTTCAATTGCAGCCCAGATTTGTTGCCGCAGGCAATAACGCCATATTTACAGGGGGGTCAGGTTTCTCCTCCGAATCAGGTCGGTTTGTAAACATAGGCTTCGACTCAATGGCCTCTGGGACAGGTACTGCCATTTACTCACCTGACGATGGTGGGTATATATCCCAAACTGTGTTCGACGGCTGTACCTTTTACTCACGACTCGCCTACGGGATAAATGCCCCTCTAGTGCTATGCAGGTTTTACAGCTGTGATTTCGGATCATATCCAGGAAGCTACAATCCCTTTATAGCAATACGGAGCATCGGGACGATAGGGGTTTATGAAGCTAATGTTAACACCTTTAACAGCTGTGTTTTCAGGAAGTCGTCTGCGCATCGTCTTATCCATATAGGGCCCGGCGGTGTTCAGTGGAGATTCTTCACTTGCGATTTTGAGCAAAACAGATGTGCAGCCGAGATTATTAGAAATGAGGGGGCGGGGCCCATTGCCTTCGATGGAGGGTATGTAGAAAACAATGATACACCCTATTTCGTGAGAAACTACGGAAACCTGGCTACAGCGTTCTGTCCGGTTATTTCAGTAAATGGAATGCACCTGAACGAGCCCGCCACGATTGCCGTACTGAAAAGGGAGATTAAATTCCCTGTGTTTGAGATAACAAATTCGTACGGGAAGCTCAACTGCGCACTTACGCAGAATGAGAATGGCTTGCTTAACCGCAAAGAAGACATGGCGCTCTCCTTCGGCAACCACTTTAATTTAATCGGGGGAGGTACGGTCGGAGACTACTCGATGGTCACTGCGCCCGGTGGGTACAATACAGCGAGTTGGCGTGCCAAGGAGGGTCACTTCGATTCGTTAAACGCTGTTATAAAGAACGATGTTACGATCTCAATCGGTACTCCCAAAGGAGTAGTAGATCTAGTTTCTAGCTTAGATAGTGTATCCAGCACTTACAACGGCGTTTTAACAGTAAGGGCGGTGGCCGGAACACTTGCAGACACAACTGGAGACATTAACACCGCAACATATGTTCTAGCGGTATCTAAGGGAGGTATTAGCGGATGCTCCCTTATAAGTGCTACCGGCACCGTAGCAGGGGAGGTGGCTAACCATCCATCTTTCGAATGGACGTTGGTAGGGGACACTCTTACAGCAACCCAGGTCGGGCTTACGGAGGGGGTGTTTAGCTTTGCGATAAGTACATTTGGGTTTGTCAGGGCCGTTTAACTAAGGTGGGTGGCGCGACGGGAGGCAGAGATAAACCCATTCCGCTCGCTCCTTATGATGTCCATACACGATAGGGCATCTACACCACTAACCTTAAAGCCTCTCTAACCGGAGGCTTCTTTTACACCCTACCATGCCGCATTTCCCCACGCCCGACACAGTACTGGCCAGTACTGAATGCAGATTAAACCTTGCAGGCTCTTCGTGCTAAACTCTCCTGCGATCCTGGGAGGGTTTAGCATGATCAAGGAGACGGTTGAATTGATAGTTGCACGAGTGAATAACGCGCATCGCTCGGCAGATTGTGCGAACATGTATCATAAATTACCGCCAAGGCACGGGCATGGCAGATGAAATGAACAGCATTCCGCCGCGCGTGGGATCACTAGAAATGGAAGTTCACACGGTGCGGCATAGGCTCTCTGTGCTTGAAGATACCCACCGTGAAATCCCCCATCGCGTGACTAAGGTGGAAATAGCAGTCGAGCGATTGCCGGCTATTGATAAGCGCCTTGAGCAACTTGAGAATCAGGTCGCCAAGGGGTTTAACAAGGTATTGGGCGCAGTTGGTGGCGCTGGTTTTATCCTTGGCCTAGTCGAGTTCGGGCCTAAACTCCTGAAAATGCTAGGCGGCAGCTAATGCAGATTGCGTTCGCATATAAGCGCGCGGGGTTTAAGTGCGAGGTCATGCGCCGATGAAGCTAGTGCCTTACTGGCGAAAGTGCTGGAGAATGTATAGCGTCCACGCCATCGCCGCCCTGGGTATGCTTGGCGCTATATCCGATTGGATGCCTATCGTCCGTGAGTTTGTCCCGGCATGGGCCTATATCACCATCATGGCGCTAGGTATCGCTGGGCGCATGATCTCGCAGGATAAAGACGATGAAAGTAAAGGGTAAGCTGGTTCCCGCTGCATTGGTGGCGGCATTGGTGTCTGGCGGGTCGGTGGCGAAGCTAGAGCAGCTAGAAGGCAACGTCCTGCATGTGTATGCCGACAGCCTTGCTAACGGCCTGCCCACCCGATGCGCTGGCGATACGAACCACAGTATGCCGGTCGGAACAAAGCTAACTGCCGACGATTGCCGAGAGATTAACAAGCTTACTATGATCAAGTACGGGGCCAGCGTATTGGCCTGCACAAAGTGGGAGCACTTGAACGGTGATCGATTGGTCGGCCTGACTCTGTTCGCCATCAATGTCGGGTCAAGCGGCGCGTGCAATTCGCAGGCTTTCAAGGCCATCAATGCCGGACGCATTCAAGAGGGCTGCAACCTGCTGGCAACTAAGCCAAATGGCCAGCCCAACTGGTCGTTTGCCTCTGGCCGATACGTGCAGGGGCTGCAAAACCGTCGCCAGGCTGAGCGCAAGCTGTGTTTGTCAGGTTTAGGCGCATGATCCCTACCTTGGCGTTCAAGGCAGCCCCATACGCAGCCGTAGGTGCCATGTGCGGCATTCTTGCCTGGAGCGTTAACGGATACCGCCTGAACAGCCAAATCGATCAGCTACGCGCCTCCCATGCACAGCAAATGCAGGCCATAGCCGATAGCGTTGCCGCAACAGCAAAAGCAGCTCATGACCGACAGCTTGAGCTGACCAGCAAGATAGGAGAGCTAAACGATGAGCACGCCAAAAAGTTGGCCGATCTTGAGGATGAGCGCGCTGATATTGCCGCTGGCCGTCGCGTCGTGTACGTCAAAGCCAGTTGCCCAGCAGTGCCTGCCGATGGATCTACTGCCGCCAGCGGAACTGCTGACACCGCCGCAAGACTTGGCGCCGAAGCTGGACAAGATTATCTGGACTACAAGCGCGCATATGCGGAGCAATACAGCCTACTGCTGAAGTGCCACGCATACGCGAACAAGGTTATGGATAAGGCCCGAAATTAAACGGGCAGGTCATCATTGAAATCAGCAGAAGCCTGTAGGCGGTCAAGCTCGCTGTATATCTCGCTTGCCATTTCGCCACCTTGCTGAATCTTTTGCTGGCGCGGGCTATCGTCATCAATCTGCGCTGCCGGCTCGATAACGTTAGGCGTCATTGGGTGGCGGCGATTCTCCAGATGGTCGCCTGCCTTCTGTTCTCGCTCAAACGCCACCAATCGATTGGCGTAGTCCTGAATCTTGATGGCCTCCTGCAATGTGTCATCCTTTTTCCCGTACCGGCGCAGGTATTTCCCGATGGTGAACCGGAAAGCCCCGCGCACTTCCTCGACTGAGCTGGTCGCGCAAAATTCATCGATCCAATCGCGACTTGAGTTGTTCTCTGTGTATCGTTCTGGCCGCTTCATTGGTCACTCCTGATTATCCGGCACGCTACCGCAGCAAATAGCTGCTATAGGCACACCCATGCAATTATGATGGTCATTGTTCTGATGCCTTGATTTGCGCCTGGCGGTGGGCGGCGAGGGCTGTCTGTGCGCGCTTGCCGTAGCGCGTTACGGGCTGCTCGTTGGCGGTGTTACGCGCTGGCATCACCAGCTCCTTGGGCGGACAGGGCGGCGCGGTAGGCGACAACATCAGATTTGCCTATGCGCCCTCCGTGATGCTCCCAGTCCAGCTTGCCAGCTAAATCGATTCGCACCACGCTACGTGCATCCCGGCGCATGCGGTATTCAACTGGCGTACTTGGTGGCAGTGGACACTCCCCGCCACGCCAAGGTATCCATGATTCACCAGGCGCCGGCTGCTGCTCGGTCTGCGCGGGGCGGGCTGAGAGGGCGGCGCGCTCCTGCCATGCTGCCCATGCTGCGTTTGTGCGTGCACTGGCGTAGTCATCAGTGCCGGCACTCCATTGCAGGCCGCCGACAATCAGCCACTTGTCGCCCTGAGTTTTAGCCCACGCCTCAAACGTTTTCCGCTCATCCTGCGCCGGGGCAGACCACCCCGCGACGGGCGCCTCGAAACGGTCGCCGGCCAGATCAGCCAGGGCTGAGGATACCGGCTGCGCGGACTGCTGCGCGGAAAGGGCGGCCAGCAAATTAGCCAGCAGCTCCGGCGCAATCAGTTCAGCGCTCATATCGTGGAAGCAGCGGACGTTCTCCAGCGCATCGGCTATTTGCTCGGCTGTCGGGATTGGCATGTAGCCATCCGGCATGCATCCTGTTTTCTGTTCGCTCATTTCACGCCCTCCTAAATCCGTTCTTGATTACATATGCCAGTGCATCCCGCAAATGTATCGGGTGATGCCCTAGCACTATGCCTATGAGTTTCCAGCTAATACCCTCGGTGCGCATCTCATACGCGAGGGCGACCGTTTCGATTGGTATTGCTCGCTGCCTCATGATTCACCTGAGTGGTGATGCCCGGCGAACCGGGCGGCGTGGTTAATCTTCGCGCACGAACTCGGCATGCCAGCAGCCGCGCTTATACATGCGAGCGATATCCAGGGCTTCACCTGCCGACCTTGCAACCTGAAAACATACAGTGGCGCCTTGCTTGTTGGTGATCCGATACATTGCTTTCATCGTCTTGCCTCCAGGGCGTTGTTCGTTTCGATGGGTGAATTATGCGCGCGTCACAACTAGCTGTCACATGATGATTTTTCACTTCAGATCGGTCAGTCGTGAAAGCTGTTCATCATCAAGCTTATCGGCGCCATGAATCAGGCGCGTGATCAGGTCTTGCGGCTCATCAATGCCAAGGCGTGTCATCGTGCGAATCAGCGCGTAGTCAGTGGCCTTGAACAGGTCGAGCTTTATTGTCCGGCTCAGTAGACGGGCTAGACGCTCATCCTCCTTGAGCTTGTCGCGCTCTCGCTTCTCTCGCATTCTCTCTGCTGATGTACTCATTACTTCCTCCCGTGCGTCATTGCCTGCCACCCGCATGAGGTGACCTCGTTCCCGTGATCCGCCACCAAGCTGTCGATTAGCGCGCCTACGAACGGCACAAGGCTAACCGCCGTCTGCCCAGGCACCTTGGTCGAATGCGTGATCTTCTCGCCAGACGGCAGGACGAACCATGCCAGAACATCCCACGATACCGGGCGCCGTGGTTGCGTGCCCTTGACCATCGGGACGGCGCGCTTGCCGCCCACCGCATGAAGGGTGACTACGCAGCTCACTTTGCCACCTTGCGCTTCGGGTTAATCGGCAGGGTGATCCCGGCCTGGTGCGCCAGGTCGGCAACGTATTTCTGCCGCATTCCCGTCTGCGCTGCGATCTGGCTGGAGTCCATGCCCTGCGACGCCAGCGTGCGGATAGTCTCGGTTTTCTCCCGCTTGCGCAGTACCGCCTTGCGCACCGTAGGCACCTTGTCGTGCTGCGGCACCTCCGGCTTAGGCTTGCCCGGTGGCGTGACGCAAAATTTGTACTCTGGCGCGTCACCGATGCGAATGGGCGCAGTCTGTACCGGGCCATTGCGCTGCTCGAACTCTGCCATTAGTCGCGCCAGTTGTTCGCGCTGACTGTCGTTGATGGCGATGGCGTTGGTTGGGATTAGCATTGCTCGCCTCGCGCCTTTGCAATTGCCTGTTGCGCATAGTCTAGGCATAACTGCATAGATGATTCAGCCATATCCCTTTCATCATCAAGGTAAACCTCTAGCCGAAGCTTGATTTTTTCCAGCGCATCCAGCAATTCAGGTGCTGCGGCCATAAGCCTTGCGTTAGCGTTCAACTCATATGTAGGCGCGTAGTTATCCCGAACAGATGCATGAAAACGATTAGCGCCTTGTTCGTTCAGAGCGTAAATGGTTCGCTCGGTCAGCATCCACGGGCCTGGAGTGTGCAAATTATTCATAACCACCTCACACAATAGAAACAACGCGCTGCTCTTGACGCAGCAGCTCGGCATCGATGGCTAGGCCCAGCTCAGTGAATCGCGCCTGAGCGGCCTTGCGGATGCCCTCATGGGGCGATTTTGTCGAGGGTTTGATATCGCGCTGCTCTGCGCGAAGTTGTTTGATAAGTGCCTGGCTAGCCATTGTTCTCTCCGTGTGTATGTCCGATTTCGTATTCCCGGCGCGCCTGCTGTATCTGCCATACTGACACACTCAGGTGTTCTGCTAGTTTGCGGTCTGAAATGCCCTGAGATTTCATGCGGCGAATCGTCATGGCCAGCCGGTGACGCTGTTTCTCGTTTGCTAGCGACCGCTCAAGGGTGTGCTGATAACCGTAGTCGATCCCGTACACCTGCATCAGTCGCTTAGCTACGCCGTGTCCCATGCGGTATTTGCGCATGGCCTCGGTAATGCTGGAGCACGTTAGCATCTGTTCGCGGGTCGGGCGCTGGCGTTTCATGCCGCTAGAACCTTTTCCATACGCGCCTCCAGCAGTTCGTAGAACGTCGCAACGCGCTCGGCAATCTTGCGAATCAGCTCTTCGTCACGATAGGCGCGCTTTACGAACATCGGCATACCTGGCCAGTAGCTGACAAAATCAATCCACTCGCGCCCGCTAACGTAGAGTCCTCCCTGACACTGTGCTACGTGCTCTTTCGGGATCTCGCCGGACAGGATCACGTCGACTTGAAACTTCGGGAGCTTGGTCTTGATCTCCAGCAGTCCATCTAAGCCAACTAGCGCGTCTGGAGAGTAGCCGCACCCATGGTTCAGGATGATGGCGCACTGGCTCAGGTCTGCGTCTTCACGAGCAACGTAAAGCTCTCGCGCCTTCCCCTCCAGCTCATGCCCCCTTTCTGTCGCTCGGGTGGTAAACGGCAGCTCTGCCGCCTCTCCGGTGATCCGCTCACCGATTAGCTGATTCATGTAGCTGAACGCAGCCACGCCAAAGCCAGCCTCACCCTTGCCGTTCACTAGCAAACAATCCAGCTCGGACATGGTGCAAATACCTAGGCGGGCGGCCAGCCATTCTGCTGACCCCTGTTCGATATTGTCGATGATGGTCATTACGCCGCCCCTTGGTCGCGCTGTACGGCCTTGGAAAGCTGGGCGCGCACCTTGTCGTGGTCAGCCTTATGGATCATCTCAGGCTCGCCGTACATCTTGATAAATCCGTCCTGAGTTTCCGGCTTGCACTTGGCCAGCAGTTCACGAATGGCCTTTGATTGCACTTCCGTAATAGTGGCCACTGGCGCGGCTGCATATCCGTCGTCATCCATCTCGCGGGTGCTGATATTCAGCATGGCGCACATGACGTATCGCTTGCCGTAGCTCACCGAGCTGGCGACGGCCTGGACGGCATTCTTGCCGCCACTGGTGTCGGTAGGCAGTAGCATCGTAGTCTCTTCACGGTGGCCAGCGCGGTGCATCAGGACTCCAGTGACGCTAACCCCTTCAGCCTTGTGCTCAACACGAAACGACATGGCAAAGCCATAGCGCTGCATGATGGGCTTGATTACGTCGTTGATATCCTCAAGCGTGGCGTAGGTCTTCCGGTTATGACCCTCGCCACGCTCTGCAATGCTAGGGATATCGCACTGCATTGCAGCCATCGAAGCGTTGAACTCAGTCTGCGCGTTCTTCGCGGTCATGCGCTCATGCATTGCCAGCAGACGATCCATCTTGTCCAGGTCGCACTGCGGATTAGACGCCAGTTGCATGATTACCGGCAGAATATCCGCGCCGCTGTTGCTTGCCACTACTGGCGCCGATTCGTGGCGCTCTACGATTGCATTGGTCATAACTACCTCAGTACGAAATGGATACGCGCGGTACGGAGCCGGACGCGATCAGCTTAACGATGGCCTTGGCCTGCTCTTCGGTAACGCCAGCGGTCATGATCGCCTCTTTAGCCGCTTTCATAACCGCACTTTTGTGTGCACGGTCTTTTTCACGCGCCAGCGCTTCGGCTTCGATTCGTGCTTGCTCGTCGGCTTGGCGTTGGCGTTCTGCTGCTGCCGCTGATTCAGCTCGTGCCTGTGCGTCACGCTCTGCCTGTTCTGCTCGCTGCTTGGCCTCCAGCGCTTCGCGTTCGGCACGCTCTGCGGCTAGCTTTAGCTCAAGCTCGCGGCGCTCTGCTGCGGCCTTGGCTTCAGCCTCTCGACGTGCTGTAGCGTCGCGCTCTTCTTGCGCTCGGCGTTCTGCTGCCAAGCGCTCTGCCTCTGCTGCTTCGCGGGCGATGCGCTCTTCGCGCTCTTTCTGCTCGCGTGCTGCGGCCTCGGCTCGCAGTCGCTCCAGTTCTGCCTGCTCGGCTTCGTACTTCTCACGCGCCACCAGTGCGTCGCGAAGTGCTACCAATGCCTTTTCTTTGGATCGATCGGCTTCTGTTTCGTACTCTTCCCATTCGGCACCGATTGCCATGCCTTCCAGCCAAGCAATGTTTGACTTCAGCTCTTCGGCGTCCAGGTCGCGGCACTCAAGTCGCAGATTGATTTGATCAATTCCTGATTGATGCTTAGCCTTGCGCGCTTCTTCTGCCGCTTCCCACTCGGTAAGCGGCTGCCGCACTTCGGCCTGCCAGTTGTCCAGCAAATCACGCATGCGCTTGCGCTCTGCGTCGATCTTCTTTGGCACCTCTTTCAGCTCGGCTACCAGTTCCTTGCCAACGTTGTCCAGCGCAGTTTTTGAACGGGCGACCTTGTAGGCGATAGAAGCAATCGCCTCGCGCCCCTTGCGAGTGGTCACGTCCGGCGTAAAGCCGTCGAGCTCTTCGCGGATTTTTGCCAGGAATGGATCAAGGCCATTAGTTGCGCTGTAAACCTGTAGCGCGGTTTCCTTTTCAGGCAATGCGACAATCTGAATATCTGTAGTCATTTCAAAGCTCCAATAAAAAGCCCGCATTGGTCGAACACCTTTTGAGACTTCCCCTGCAACCCGACCATAGCGGGGAAGCTAAAGGTCGCAGGGTAGGAAGGTGCTCGCCATTGCGGGCTGCCCCTTTTGGTCTTGCTTGCATCCGGGTCTCAAACCTTCAGCTCGCCCAGTCTACCGCACCACGTCACGGAGTCAACCTGTTCATGCATACAGAATAGGATGTAGGCGCCGGGGCCGCCTCCCGGTGTCGGCTGCAGTCTGGCTGCCCTGGCATCGCTGTCGGCTGACTGCGCGTTCGCTTCCTTGATCGTTATTCTTTCGGTGGTTCGGGGAGCGGAATCCAGTGGGTCGGCTCAATTTTAGATGTTATGCATGCGCCGCCGTCATAGTTTGATGCGTCTAGCGCGTCATCGCACACGGTAAACCTGTCGCTAACAAACATTGAAACGTACATATCCGGGTCTATTCCATGACCATACATTCGAGCCGCTACCACATATTCAAACTGTTCCGGCAGTCTGTCTTCTACGCTAATCCACTCACTCATAAATCACCCTTATTGCTATCCAGAATAAAGTCACGCAGCCTCAGCCAGTCGGCCCGGTCGCAGTCCATGCCCAGTGGGTGCCACTAGCTACCCTCTGCCCGTTCATCGTCGTCGCGCTTGATCTCTTCCAGTAGATCTCGCTCTATCACCGCCCGAGCCTTCGCGTCCAGCTTATCCCACACGCGAATCAGCCAGGCAACGCACTCGCTCACAACGTAGGTTCTGCGCCCCAGGCAGTAGCGGAATGCGCATATGGCCATCATATCTCGGTCGCCGTAGTCTTCCATTGCTAGATTGCCTCCTGCGCAATGTCGGCAAGAGCAAAGACAATGCCGCGGCAATACGTGTCGCCGTCGTCCATTACGTCGAACGTAGCGTGCGGGATATCAGTCCTGTACGTCCACGCGGCATCGTTTCCGCATTTACTCCAGATTGCCTGAATCTTTTGCGCTTTCTTCTTGCGCGCCACAAAGCCGGCAATGGCTTCGTCGTCATCGTCGATCTGGCCGCGGTCAAGCAAGCCCTTTGAATCAATCCAAGCATCGCCGCCTTCGTAGCAGCCAAGCTCGTCGTAGATTGCGCCCTCAAACTCCATCAGGTCATCGCTTGCGCCGTACACAATGACTAGACCTGCCGCTTTGGCCTGAGCTACAAGATCCTTTTTAATCCGGCAAGGGTATTCAATGCCATTCAGCTCTGCGGCAACGCTTTCTTTCGTGATTGTCATGTCATGCTCCAGTTATCTTGTCAGCCAGCCCCAGAGCCAGCGCGTAGAGAGTAAAGACGCCGATAGCCCAGCACAGTCCTCGCCAGATGGCGTATCGGCGGGCGCGTTGGTATCGAGTCACACCGCCACCTCACAATACCAAACGCCAGCAATCCGAATCGGGCTGCGGCAGATATCGTTAAACGTCAGGCCCTTTGATTCGATCAGGGCCACCAGCTTAGGGAATGTATCGGCGGTTAGGGTCATGCTTTGCGCTCCATGGCTGCGTCGATGGCTTGGTCAAGCTCTTCACCTGCCCGGTACTCATAAGTCGGATATCCGCCGCCACCGAATCGATCAACCGGAACATGGCCAGTGATCTTGTCCAGAACTAGAGCCACGTCCTGGTCTGGGTTGCGTAACCACCGATACCGCTTAGCATCAGCCTCTGCCGCTCTCAGTCGGGCGATAAGGGATTGCACTTTCGACGGGCACGCCGTTGCGATGTACGAGGCATCCCAATCATTGCGCCAGCTGGAGAGGTTGCCGGTCTCTGGATGGCGAGCAGCCGTCTTCGGATCGCATGGCGTAGTAAACACAACTTCAAGGCTATCCATGGCCATCATCGTGACGCCATGGCTGTCGATCCACCACTCCCCCTGTGTCGCCTTGCTGCAAAGCTCCTCCATATCTGCCAACTGCTCGTCTGTAATGCTGGTGACTGGGCTTTTCATGCGTGAATCTCCCTTTGCATTTGTTCTATCACCATATTCAGTAATGGAAATTTAGCGTACAAAACACTTTCAGCAGAAAGAACCATGCTAATTGCCCGATCACCCTTTTGTGCGGTTATGCAATATGAGGCGATATGCAATCCTAGAGGCTTAGTTCTTTCCGGCAAGCATGACCATAAGACCTTATTCATCCTGCAATCCTCAGTAAATGCTGCGCATCCCGCAGCCGTTGAACCTGTTTGCTAGCCGCTCGCCGCGCCTTGTCAATCAGACTATCCCGCGCACCCTCGCAGTATTGCCGCTGATAGTGACCATCGTTGATATAGCTGATCAGTGCGCCTAGTTCGATCATCGGCGATGGGCTAAAACTTAGCTGGCGTATCGCCTCGCGTGCCTGGCGTTCGTGGGCGGTCATGCTTGGCTCCTGGCCTTGGCGATGGCGGCGCGGGCGCGCTTGCAAACCGCGACATGGATTGCGCAGCTCCATTCCTCGTCAGGCTCTCCCTGCCATGCTAGGCACTGAGCCAGAGTTGATTCAAGCGCCTCCAGCAGCTCGGCATTCAGGGATTGCAGGGCTTCGTAGTCTGCAAACTCAACATATGCACCATAGTCCGGATCTTCAATGCAGGTTCCGCACGTCCCGTCGCTGTTGATTGGGTCATATCTCTTAACAGTCATCATCGATCTCCAAACTATCCGCATAAACCTGAGCCAGTGGGCGCACAAGCTCTTCAGCCATGGCGCGAACTTCGTCTTTCGTGATCAGCAGGCGCAGTGCAGCGCTTGCCTTGTCGATATCGCCTGCTAGGACGTTGCGCAGTACCTGTCCAAGCGCGCCGTCGTAATCCTCGCCAGCGCTGTATTTGGCGGCTACGCGCTCTGCCATGGCGTCTTCAAGCTGTGATACCTGCTCGTTCACGCGCTTGCCTGCGACATACAGCGTGTCTTCGATCAGGTCATCGACTGCGCCGGCCAGCCAGTTCTGGCCATCGGTCGTGTCAAGGAACTGGTCAGGCTGTAGGTGGAAAAGTGGTGCGGGCATTCTGCATTCCTCCAATCAAATTAGGTTTGCCCTGCTACCGGCAGGGCGGTGGGTTAGTGGAAATGCACGGCGCCAGCGTCGGATGCCATCTCAAACGCCTCTCGCCACTCAGAATATTTTGATCGGAAATACTCATCTTCGACCAAGTCAGCAGCTTGCTGAAATTCTGCGAAGTCCTTGGCCAGCTTTGCGCTAACAGCAGAACCAATTACCCCTTCGCAATCACTGAAGTTGATCAGTTCCCAAAACGGGCCTGAGTCAGCATCCCATGCGCCTGCATCGTGTCGTTTCGTTGTTCTTCCGTACTGCTCGTAGTCAGTAGCTGGATATCCAGCAACCTTTGCCAGCTGTTCTCGCCAGCGGTTGTACCCGCCATAGCTTCCAGCACGCAGCCGAAAGCTGTCTTGAGCCGAGTAGATCGCTCGATCTTCGATATCGTCAGCACGCCCATGGAAGTCTGGGTTCAGATAGGCATGAAAATCGTAATCGATGCTCTCTCGCGTTTTTGGGTCGATTGGTTCGCCGTCAGCATCGAATACAGCGTCGATCTTGGTCAGCTTTCTGTAAGCGGTAATATAAAGGCCCATCTCTATCTCCTAAACCCTGCGTTATTAACTATCGCCAGCTATTCCCGGCTGGCGCTGCCTGTGCCGTTGTTGCTGGCATGGGGTGAACTGTAGAGGCATACCAAAACCGAGTCAAGCTAATTTTTAAGCCTAATTCGTTTGCATTGGAAAACCGGCCGGTTTATAGTTCGCAAAACCAAGCAACGACACAAGGGGTCAAGATGAACGTAGGTAAAAGCATCAAGCACGCGCTGATCAGTAAGGGCATGAGCCAGGCAAAGCTGGCCGAACAAATGGGCGTGACCCAGGTATGGGTAAACCGCCTTGCCAACTCGCGCTCGGCATCAATGGCGACCATTGAGACGCTGTCGGCATTCTTCGAGATGAAGGTTAGCGACTTCCTGGCGCTAGGGGAGGACTAATGGCAGCCGCACACCGACCGCACCGAAGGCCAAAGCTCACCGAAAGCCAGGTGCAGGAGATACGCGAAAACCGGCGCGGCCTGACGATGAAACAGCAGGCCGCTATCTACGGAGTTCACCATAGCACCATACAGAAGGTGCGGTATTTTGGGTCATGGAGAGAAGTATGAATTATCAGGAGTTCATCGCCAGCAAGCGGCACTCGCTGGGGGATCACGGGTTTGACCCGGTATGGATGCCGAATGGTGCCTTCGACTTTCAGGAGGCGATAATCACCAAGGCGGTAAAAAAGGGGCGAATTGGCCTGTTTGCCGATACCGGCCTTGGCAAGACGCTGATGCAGTTGGCCTTTGCCTATAACGTGGTGCTGCACACTAACCGCCCGGTGCTGATTCTCACACCGCTGGCCGTGGCTTTCCAGTTCCTCAAGGAAGCGGAGCGCGTTGGTATTGACGATATTTGCCACACGAAGGACGGTAAGTTCAGCAAGAAGATTGTGGTCTGCAACTATGAGCGCCTGCACCTGCTAAACCCCGATGACTTCGCTGCTGTTTTTCTTGATGAATCCAGCATCCTGAAGAACTTTGACGGCAAAATCCGTGACCAGATCGTCGCGTTCATCAAGCGCGTTCAATACCGTCTGCTATCCACTGCAACCCCGTCGCCTAACGACTTTATCGAGCTAGGCAACAGCTCCGAAGCGCTTGGCTATATGGGCTACATGGACATGCTCGGTAAGTTCTTCAAGTCGAATCAGAACAGCGTTGACAGCAACAACCGCAACATCGGCGAGAAGTTCTATCTCAAGCCGCACGCGGAGCGCGATTTCTTCGCCTGGGTAAACCAGTGGTCGATCATGGTTAAGCGGCCTAGCGACCTGGGCTTTAGCAATGAAGGCTATGACCTTCCGGCGCTGCACACGAACAATCACATGGTCTACAACCGTGAAGCATGGAGCGTAAATGGACAACTATCGATGCTGGCGATGCCCGCCAAAACAATGACCGAGGTTCGCGCCGAGCAAAAGGCTACGGTTACTGAGCGCTGCGAAAAAGCAATTGAACTGGCGTCCGGCAAGTGCTCGGTTTACTGGTGCAACCTAAACGAAGAGTCGAGTCTTCTTTCTGAGCTAGACCCCGATGCTGTCGAGATCAAGGGCGGCATGAGCATCGACAAGAAAGAAGACATTCTAATGGCCTTTGCAAATGGGGAGATTCAGCGCCTTATCACCAAGGCAAAAATGACATCGATGGGACTTAACTGGCAGCACTGCAACCACACGGTATATTTTCCAACTTGGAGTTATGAGCAGTTTTATCAGGCTATTCGTCGGTTCTGGCGATTTGGACAAAAGCGCGAAGTTACTTGCGAGATGGTTATCAGCGAAGGTCAAGAGCGCGTATTGCAGGCGCTAGAGGAAAAGACACAAAAGGCCATCGCGCTTCATACAAACTTGGTGGAAAACGCTAATCGCGAATTTTCCAACAAAATCAAAGCGTTCGACAAAGAAGTTCAACTACCGGAGTTTTTGAAATGAGCACCACTAAAGACCAGATCATTACCGAGAGCTATGCAATCTACAATTCGGATTGCATGGAAATTCTGCCGACTATTCCAGATAATTCTGTTGGGCTATCTCTGTATTCTCCTCCATTCGCGGGTTTGTACCAATATTCCAGCAGCGAGCGTGACTTTTCCAACTGCGAAAGCCGCGAACAGTTTTTGCAGCAATATGAATATCTGGTCGAGCAGATTGCGCGAGTTACCAAGCCTGGCCGAATCACAGCAGTTCATTGCACGGATGTTTTCGACAACTCCTGCAACTTGTGGGACTTCCCTGGGGAGATTATCAAGATTCACAACAAGTACGGATTCCAGTACCGCTGCCGAATTGGTATCCGAAAAGAGCCGCTAAAGGTTCGTATGCGCACGATGGTAAAAAGCCTGATGCACAAGTTGGTGGTAGAGGATATGGCGCAATGCTTCCCGTCTATGCCTGACTACGTGCTGATCTTTACCAAGCGCGGCGTTAATGAATCGCCAGTCCGTCACGACTTCGGGCTTACCGAGTTTCCTTATTTCGGTGAGCAGCCAATCCTGCCGCACTTCTTGCAGGCATGGAACAATGACGAGAACAACCCGAAAGTCGAAACCTGCGAAGAGCTTTGGGAATATCTGAATACTGCATACGCAGACCACAAAGACCCGAAAACCAACAAGCTCAGCCACTACACATGGCGCCGATATGCGGACTACATGTGGGACGATATCAGCATCGACAACGTACTGCCGTACCGAGACAGCAAGGAAGAAGACGACGAAAAACACGTACACCCGCTTCAGCTCGACGTTATCGACCGGCTGGTATACATGTACAGCAACAAGGGCGACACCGTTCTTACCCCGTTTATGGGCGTTGGCAGCGAGGTATATAGCCAGGTTAGCATGGGGCGCAAGGCAATTGGCGTAGAGCTGAAAGACAGCTACTTCAAGCAGGCCAAGATCAACTTGGAATATGCCGCTGATCGTTTCGCGGCAGAAGACAAGCCAGAGCAGGCCAGCTTGATCTAGCTCATGCTATAATCCCCTTGCGCCTACCGTGGAAAGTGGGCGCAAGAGGTAAATGACGATCAATCCCGACACCAGGCCGTTTAAGTCTGGGAGGTTGGAGCTAGGCGTTCTCTTGTCGGGGATCGTCGCGTCTAGCTCCATTTCCACCCTCTCAGACTTAAGCGGCTTTTTTATTGGGTGAATATATGACTCAGAAATTCCAAGGCACCAATCCGAAATACCGCAACCTATCAGAGGCTGAGCGCTGGCGCGAATATGAGCGCCGCAAGGCGGAGCTAAATCAGTCGAAAGGCTGGACGAATGATATTGAGTACAGGGCCGATATCAAGCGCATTTGCGACGAATTAGGTATCTAGCATGGCTAAGGCTGACGTATGGATGCCGCTTTACATCGGCGACTACCTTTCGGACACGATGCACCTGACCACAGAGCAGCATGGGGCTTATATCCTGCTGATCATGGCTTACTGGAAGAACGGAGGCCCATTGCCAGCCGATGACTCTATGCTGGCTGCCACATGTCGCCTATCAGGCGATGCTTGGAGCATTGCTAAAGCAGTGCTAGTCCGTTTTTTCAATGTTAGTGATGACGGCATGACTTGGGTTCATGAGCGAATTGACAGGGAGCTGTCTGGAGCCGCTGAAAACAAGCAACGGCGCGTGATTCGGGCACAAAAAGCAGCAGAGGCCAGGTGGGGTAATGATGCTAAAAGCAATGCTACAAGCATGCGCCAAGCAATGCTTAATGAATGCCCGTCACCTTCACCTTCACCTATAAAGATCAAAAGCTCTTGTAATCAGCAAGCTGATGACGCGAAGCCGAATCAGGAGAGGATAGATTACGGGGCGATTACACAGGCGTTTAGTGATCACCTGGCCGCACTACCGCAACCGCGCGACATGACCGAGAAACGCAAGAGGGCTATCCGGTCAATTGTGAAACGCGGCGGGCGATACGCTGAGCCTGATTTCTTCGCCAGGTTCTTTGCCTATGTGGCCAAGTCTGATTTCCTGATGGGCAGAGGCGCTAAGCCATGGCACGGCTGCTGCTTTGACTGGCTATTGAAGCCTGAGAACTTCCAAAAGATTATCGAAGGGAACTACCACCCGGAGGACGACAATGCGTGACCCCTACAGCCTTGAGGCAGAACACGGCGTGCTAGGCGCTATGATGATGCGCCCTGATTTGATCGCCGATATCAGCGCAGAGATAACGGCAGCAGATTTTTACTTTGAAGACCATGGGGATATCTTCAAGACCATTGTGGGGATGGATGACGGGAAGACCGGCATCGATATCGTATCGGTGGCCGATAAAATTGGCGTGCTGGAGAACGGCGACAGCCCGCTGGCTTACCTGGCAGAGATCCACAAAAACACACCAAGCGCGGCCAACGCGATGACGTATTGCCGGATCATCAAGGAGCGAAGCCTAGACCGCCTACTGATCGAAGCGGCCAAGAAGGTCGGAGAGCTGGCGTATAGCGACATGCCGACCGCTGACAAGGTGGCTCAGGCTCAGGCCGTTGTTCTATCCGTGGATGGCGCTATGGACGAAGACGGCGAGGTAGAGATTAGCGACTACTTGCACGATTACGTAGAGATTCAGCAGCAGCGCCACGACATGAAGGGTATGCTTAACGGGCTGCCCACCGGCCTAACCGACCTTGATAGCGCGGTTATGGGCCTGAAAGGCGGTCAGCTAATCGTCGTGGCAGGTCGCGCCAAGATGGGTAAAACCACTTTCGCTATGACCATGGTTCGCCAGATGGTTGTCAGGGCGAAAAAGCGGGGCGCTGTAATCAGCTTGGAAATGTCACGCGCTGAACTAACAGACCGAATGGTGGCAGCAGAAGGCAGCATTCCCCTGGCAAAGCTCAAGAATGGCGAAGCCGCTAGCGAGTACGGCGCCGAGATGACGGCGGCACTTGGCAAGATTAACGGAGCGGGACTGACGATCTTGGATCGACCTGGCTGGACGATGACGAAGGTTCGCACCTGGGCACGCAAGCGTAAGCGCCGCCGCGGTCTGGATTTCTTGGTTATTGACCACCTGGGCCTGCTTTCGCCTGAGACGGCGGGTCAGACGGTACTGCAAAAGACCAGCGAGGCGACCATGAACGCCAAGCTGCTAGCGAAAGAGCTGGATATTCCGGTGATCCTGCTTTGCCAGTTGAACCGCGCACTTGAGCAGCGCCCTGATAAGCGCCCGATGCCTTCAGACTTGCGCGACTCCGGGACAATCGAGCAGGACGCCGATATTGTTTTGTTCGTCTACCGCGATGAAGTCTATCACCCTGATACGCCATACAAGGGCATAGCAGAGATCATCATAGGTATCGCCCGTGACGTTGAGTGCAAAACGATATATTCGGTTTATGAGGGGCAGTACAACCGCTTTCGTGACCTTGCACCAGGCCATTTGCCTGAGCCGCGCGAGGACAATGAGCCTCGCAAGCGTAGTCGGGGCTTCTAGTGGTAAAAACCTGCTGGCAGGTGACGCTACCTGGCTATCGGTTCGCCATGGTATCCACCACCCCACTGACACACGCTGAGGCGCTGGAGTGCGTGCGGTCTATCTGGCCGGACGCAATCGGCGTGGAGTAGTCGCTAATTTAATGACTTTTACACTACCCATGAAAAATCGGAATACGAAAGATGCTAGGCGTTTGCTATGATTTGCGTGTCGGGGTCGTGCCCGTAATCAGAGTATGTAGAAGGCTTAACGTTTTACCCTGGGGTCACTCTGACCCGCACGACCAGGGGACTAGCGTTAAGCCTTCTGCATTTGGAGAGTCCAAAATGACAGACAAGACTGATCGTGAATTGCTGGAGCTGGCCGCGCGCGCTGCTGGGCTTTATGTAGTAATGACGCAGCCGTTTATTGGCCTGCAAATCAGAGATGGTAACTTGTGGCGACCGCTTGATGATGACGGCGATGCGCTTCGCCTTGCCGTTAAGCTCTGGTTTACTGTTGAGCCAGGAAAGTGCTGGCATAGCCCATATGGGCCGGCTTTCGGTGAAGACGTGCTGTGTGGCGAGATGAAGGCAACCCGCCGCGCCATAGTCCGCGCCGCTGCCTCTATCGGGGAGCAAATGAAATGAGCGAGATTGAAGTGAGGACGGCGGATTTGAGCGGGGCGGCGCTGGATTGGGCGACTTTCTGCGCGGTCTTCAGCGGAATGCAGCCAACTATTCGTAAGATTGAAAGCGTTACTATTGATCGGAAACCGTTCATCAAGCCGCTCACTTTCCCAAGCGCTGTTTACCTGACGTATTCGGGTGCATATGGGGCGGAATGCGACTGGAACCCGTCTTCTGCTTGGGAGGACGGCGGGCCGCTTCTTGAGCGATTCAAGCCGCATATCACTTATCACAATGCGCCTGATAAAACGCCAATGGCCGTTATGGCTGAGCAGCATCCTGACTACCAGTGCGGGGATACGATCCTGATAGCCGCCTGCCGCGCCATCGTAGCCGCCAAGCTGGGCGAATCTGTGCAAGTTCCTGCTGAGCTAGTGGAGGTGGTGCAATGAATGGATTGAACAAGGCCGAGCTGCGAAGGCTGGCAGAGGCTTTCCCATCTGATCTAGATTGGGACAGCAACCACGAGCCATTCTTCAACGGCCCTAGCGGTGAATCTCTTGGCGGTGGAGCGGATGGGACGTATGCAGTTTACGGGAAACCATTTCGACTTGATGGCGAAGATTACGACTATGACGGCCCGACCTACGTCGAGAGGTGCGGAGCTGACTTCGCGAAGTTCATGGTCAAGGCGAAGGAAGGCGTCCTCTCGCTGCTGGATGAGTGCGACAGGCTTCAGGCCACTTGCGAAGGACTTGATCGGCAGAACGACGCAATTGCCGAAGAGATCGGCAAAGTTGCAGCCGAGCGCGCTGCCGCATTGGCTGAGCTTGAGGCGCTGCGCATTCAGGTCGGCACGCTAACCGAATGGTACTCGAACGCACTGGATGTTATCGCTGAGGTCACTGCGGCAATCCCTGGCGTGACCTATATGGATTTGCCGGACGGCGGTGATGTTTCGATCCCTGAGCAGATTCGGCGCATGGCAAAGGATGCAGAGCGCTACAGCTGGCTGCGTGTTCGCCTACCAGGGTCTGCATATCGCATTGCAGGCGTTATCTACAGCGAAGGCGGACAGGGCGTTGACGTGGCCATCGACGCCGCCATGCTACAGGGGCAATCCAAATGACCCATATCGAGATTCTACGCACGTTCAACAACTGGCGCCGCGACATGGTAGGCGAGAAGACCCTAGAGGACTTCGGCATAACCCCTCGCATGATAGGCGAGGCGCTGGATGCGGTGATCAAGGATGCTGAGCGCTATCAGTGGGTGCGTGATCAGCATAATGATTTAGCTGGTGGGTGCTGGGTAGCCGTTTGCCATGCGAGCGTATGGGTATCGCTGGATAGCGCGACACTAGGGGATAATCGAGAGCTTGATCTTGACCTGGATTCAGCGGTAGACGCCGCAATGGCCAAGGAATCGCGCCAATGAGCCTACTAGGCAAGCCATGCCATGAATGCGGTGCGCCTCTGGTATCGCTTTGCAGCCTCTACCGTCGCATATGCAGCGGATGCAAGCGGGAGCAGGAATGGGCATTGGACGATGGGCAAAAACCACTGATCAACACATCGAGAGGGGATCGCAAGAAATGAATGTAACGAAATTGAACGAAGCCGCCCGCATTCCAGAACAGGCGACACCGGGAAGCGCCGGTTATGACCTGTGCGCCGTAACAGGCGCGACGATCTACCCAGGGCAGCGCCTGCTGATAAAGACCGGCCTGAGTCTGGCCATTCCGGAGGGTATGGTGGGCATCATCAAGCCACGGTCGGGTCTGGCGCTGAAAAACGGTATTGACACCCTCGCTGGTGTGATCGACTCAGACTTCAGGGGAGAACTTGGCGTCCTGCTGATCAACCACGGTGACGCGCCCTGGCAATTCAACGCAGGCGAGCGCGTAGCTCAGTTGGTAGTCGTGCCCTGCTATCACGGTGCATGTGTCGAGGTTGGCAGCCTGGAAGAGACGATGCGCGGCGATGGGGCTTATAGTTCGACGGGTGCGTAGGTATGAGCGAAGAAATTGAACGCCCACTGACATTCATCCGTGACAACGCGGTGAAATACGCGCAGGCAAAGGCTGATCGCGTTTACCTGGAGCAATTCAGGAAAAGCAAGAAAGCGATGCTGTTCACCTTGGCGGAGCGAGAAGGCATCAAAACCGTCGCTGAGCGCGAAGCGTGGGCATATTCGCACCCTGAGTACATCCAAGTGCTGGAAGGCCTCCAAGCGGCAGTAGAGCAAGAGGAAAAGCTGAGGGTTCTGATTGATGTGGCCAAGTTGAAGATCAACCTGTACCAGACCAAGCAGGCCGATAGTCGGGCTGAAAGGAAGGCGTATGGAGCGTAAGCACTTAAAGCCCAAGAAGTGCCGCGCCTGTCGTGAGTCATTCCAGCCGAAAAACAGCATGCAAGTCGTATGCTCGGCTGCGTGCGGCCTACTGATGGCCAGGCAGGCGAGAGAGCGCAGGGAGGCGCAGCTAGCCAAGGAAGAACGCAAGCAGACAAGGGAGCGCAAGCAGCGACTGAAAACCCGTGGCGACTATCTTCGCGAGGCTCAGAAGGCTTTCAACGAGTTCATCCGCTGGCGTGACCGTGCAGCCGGTCATACGTGCATATCGAGCGGGCGACCGCTGGACTGGTCAGGCAATGCGGTGGACTGTGGTCACTATCGCAGTGTAGGCAGCGCGCCGCATCTGAGGTTCGACGAACGCAACGCGCACGCCCAGGACAAGCACGATAACCGCTACCTGTCAGGGAATGCCGTGGACTATCGCATTGGCCTGATCAAGCGAATAGGACTGGAGGCTGTGGAGGCGCTGGAGGCTGATCAGGAGCCGCGCCGGTATACCGTCGATGAATTGCAGCAGATTGCCAAGGAATACCGGGCGAAGACGCGAGAGTTGAAGGCGACGAACGGTCATTGACGGGTAACGTCGTCACCCATAGGATAGACCCATAGCCAGCCAGAACGGCAAAGGCAAATGGAGATAGCAAAAATGAACGTAGAAATTCAGAAAGAAATCGAAGTTATCGAAGCTCGCATGGCTGTACGCGACTCCCTTATCGCTGAACTGAGCGCACGCGCTACCGAGGCGCTTAGGATCAACGATCCTGCACAGGTTGCGCTGTGGGAGGCTGTAGACGCTCTGGCCAATGCCAACATGGCCGACCGTCAAACCATCATCGAAGTTCTGCGCGATGCGGCCTAACCCGGAGAACTACAATCCAGCGCCTGAGTATCTTCGGGCGCTGGTGGATAAGGCGGGCATTAGCAGGAGGGAAGCATCTAGGCTGGTGCGCATGACCTGGCCTGGATTCCGCAACTATCTGCGCGACGTAGATCACAAGCTGTATCGAGTAGCGCCCTACACTGTTCAATTTGCGCTGGAATGCCTGGCGCATGAATCTGGAGAGAGCAAATGAAAAAGCAATCAGGAAAGAAACTGGTCGAGATTCTGGCGGTAGAGCTGAAAGAGTGGCCTAAGGAAGTTGTGGCATATTTCCAGTGGGCGAGTGGAGAAGTTTTTGCCACATCAAAAGGAATCCCAACTGGGTTTGGTAGCGGGCTGTGGTATGTCGTAGATAGCTCGGTAGAGATGGCGTATGGCTGCCCTCTGTACGATACCGAGCTTGAACTGGCAGTAGATCACGACACCGCCATCGTCACGCGCTCCCAGTGGGAAGCCGAACGAGCCAAGCTGAGCAAGCCAAAGGCCAGTGCTCGGAAGTGGGTACGCAATCGCGGTCGCAAGAATCCGTTCGACGTATGCACACTGGTTGATGCGCGCCTACGCTCTGGTGACGTGGTAACGGGTAAGTTCTCAGAGAATCTTCCTTGGCTTCACACCGGAAGTAATTTCGACGTGATGGCGTATCGCGTTAATGAGTCGGTAGGCACCGAATCGCCAGAAGTGACGGCACCGAATGACGGCCCACTGCAATGGCGTGACCGCGTAACCGAGATCGACTGGGCCGTCGAAGCGCTGGAGGAAGAGCGCGCAAGTCTGATTCAGAAACTTGCCGGCGAAGGGTTTAAGCTGATCAAGCGGGAAGCGGTGGAGCTACAAGCGCAAGATAAGCCGAAAGCTGAGCCAGCATCAGTGCCGCCGGAAGAATGGCAAGTTGGCGACATTTTGCTTGCATGTGGAGCCTGTGGAGGGTTTGACTTTGCCGGCGAGCTTGTCACAATTCTTGAGTTGGTGGACGGTGGCGGTTTTGAGGTGGCAACATCAGATAAGCCTGATTACGGATGGTATTTTACATCGGGAGAGGTGGAAACAGATTTGCGTTTTCACTCCCGCCCCACTAAATAGCGCTGTATAATGGATGTGTGGTGAATGCGTCATGCGGCTTCAGGATTCAGGCGCTCGAAAGAGCAAGTTGAGCCACGGCCTCCATTGCCTAGCGGAGAGTCTGAAGTCGGGTCATGACAATTGCCGGGATCAGCGCCGGCCGCCACACAAAGCGCCGACAGCTCGAAGATCGGTGGCAGCCGGGGAAGACCGGCAACTATTCGCATGGTGATTGCGGTTTGTCTCATGGGGATCATGGGCGACCGTGGGTGCGGTGCGGCAGGCGATTAGGTGGCGCCACCGAAAGCAGGCGTAAGTCTTATGGGTTCGAATCCCAAGCAGTCACCAGCCGAATAGTTAAAGATTTGCGAGAATGACAGAATGGCGTATGTGCCAGGCTTCCATCCTGGATACGGGAGTTCAATTCTCCCTTCTCGCTCCAGCTCATGTGCCATGCGTACAGTGAGTTACAGCCCCGCTACCAAGCGAGGGAAGCAATATCCGCTAGTGGTGAGGCACGCTGCCGACTAGATGGATTAGGCTCCAGAACAACGCTCTAGCAGTCCTCCAAGCTGCTGCGACTCTGGGTCAAGCGGTCAGCCAGAGGTTTGGCTCTGTGAAGCTCTAACAGAGTGTTTCCCTTTTGCGGGTGTAGCCGCGCACCTGGCGACAGAGCGGCACCTTTTATCAACTACTTGAGTGACAGCTATGGAAACCGGAAAATTGCACGCACTGATCGCCCGCCGCGGCGAGTACAAGACATCTCACATCCTGCACCTGCTATTGCTGGTGGTATGCCTGATCGTATTTGGTGGGTTCGGTATCATGTGGATTGGCGTATGGATGTTATGCGCACTCTCCAATGGCATCGAGCGCCGTCGCATTGATCGCCAATTGAATCGGATGGGCTGAGTATGGCTGCCGGTCGCCCTAGTGAGTACAACGAAGAAGTCCAGGCGCGTGCAGACGCATACGCAGAGGGTGGCTTTATCGAGTGCGGTGATGTTGTTCCGAGCCGTGCAGGCCTAGCGCTGGAGCTGGGACTAAGCCGTAGCACCATGGCCAATTGGGAAAAGTTCCCTGAATTTTTGGTCACGCTAGAGAAGATCGCCTATTTACAAGAGCGCATTAGTCTGAATGGCGGATTGAAAGGCGACTTGAACCCGACCATTGTTAAGCTGTTGTTGGCGAACCATGGGTACAGTGACAAAGTGCAGCAGGACAATATCAGCACCGATGGTTCTCTGATTCCAACGCAGATCATTCTGGCGGCGCCGAATGACACAAGCCAGGATTGAACTACCGCCCAAGCTGTTAAGTGTATTCGGCCCGCCTCGCGGGTCTTTGCGTTATAGGGGGGCGCATGGTGGTCGCGGCTCAGGTAAGTCGTTTACCTTTGCCAAGATGGCGGCAATCTGGGGCGTAGTTGAGCCGCTGCGCATTCTATGTACCCGAGAGCTTCAGGACTCTATCAAGGAGTCATTCCACGCCGAATTGAAGAACGCCATCGCGTCAGAGCCGTGGCTTGCTGCTGCCTATGACGTGGGGATTGACTACCTGCGCGGCAAGGTTCCAGGGCGTGAGCGTCAGACCGAGTTCATGTTCAAGGGCTTGCGCCACAACATCAGCTCTATCAAGTCTACAGCTCAGATTGACCTATGTATTGTCGAGGAAGCTGAGGACGTGCCAGAAGCATCATGGCGCGACCTTGAGCCGACCATCCGCGCCGAGAAGTCGGAGATATGGGTTATCTGGAACCCGCGCAAAGATGGCAGCCCGGTAGACCAGCGATTCCGAAAGATCACCCCACCACGCTCCCGCATTGTCGAAATGAACTACACGGATAACCCGTGGTTCCCGTCCGTGCTGGAAGAGCAGCGCCAGCATCAGCAGCGCACGCTAGACCCTGAGACATATGCGCACATCTGGCTAGGCCAATACCTGCGGATCGGCAAGGCATCCGTATTTGGTGGTAAGTGGCGGCAAGATGACTTTGTGCCTGGGCCTGACTGGAATGGCCCTTACTACGGCCTCGACTTCGGCTTTGCGCAAGATCCAACGGCAGGCGTTAAATGCTGGATACATGGCAATCGACTGTACATAGAGCATGAGACTGGCGGCGTAGGCGTTGAGATTGACGATACCGCCGCTATGGTTCTGCGTGACCTGCCTGGCGCTGCTGATCACGATATACGTGCTGATAATGCCAGACCTGAATCTATCAGCTACCTGAAGCGCAACGGACTCCCGCGCATTAAGCCGTGCGCAAAAGGAAAGGGGTCAGTAGAGGATGGCGTAGAACACATCAAGTCGTTTGACGAAATAGTCATTCATACTCGATGCACTGCTACCGCCAATGAGTTCCTAAACTACAGCTACAAAGTGGACAGGCTGAGCGGTGATATTCTCCCTGTATTGCGCGACGACAATAACCACTACATTGATGCGCTCAGATATGCCCTTGAGCCGGTAATGGCTATGCGCAAGTTGCCACCAATCAAGGTCGGCTTTGCCTTCTAAGTTATCCGGTGCCATAATCGCGGCATTATTGCAAGAGGTTCAAAAATGCCAGTCTCCACAGTCCACCCGCTATACGCAGATATGTTGCCAGTATGGCGCGAGTGCCGTGATGCTGTGGCTGGCCAGCGTGCAATTAAACGAGGCGGCGTTTTGTATCTGCCGTCAACTTTTGCGCAAAATGACACCGAGCGATATGCGCAATACCTGGCGCGTGCATACTTCATGGGCGTGACAGGGCGCACTAAAGAGGCGCTAACCGGGATGGTATTCCGCAAGCCGCCGAGAGTCGTAGTGCCGTCGCAGATTGAAGGGTTCCTAGAGAATATCGACGGCTCCGGCCAATCCCTCGAACAGATGGCTAAGGAGATCGTAGGCGACGAACTGACCACGGGCCGCTATGCGCTTCTAGTGGACTTCCCCAGCGCTCCAGAGGGGCTAGATAGCGAGTCTGAGCGCGCACTAGGTCTTCGCCCAACTATTGCCGCCTATCCTGCTGAGTCGCTGATTAACTGGCGATTCCAAGGGGTTAATGGCCGCAAGCGCTTGACTATGGCAGTGCTGGCTGAAGTCGTAGAATCTGGCGATGACGAATTTGCGCTAGAGACAAAGACGATTTACCGGGTTCTGCGACTGCGTGATGGTGTTTATACCCAGGCGCTGCATGATCAAACTGGCGGCGTTCTCGCTGAGGAGTACGTGCCGAAAATGGCTGGCGGCGTGCCGTTTGATCGCATCCCGCTGCACATCATCGGCGCAGTGAACAACCTGCCTGAGCCGGATATGCCGCCGTTGTATGACATGGCAGTGCTGAATATCAGTCACTACCGCAACACTGCCGACCTTGAGGAAAGCAGCTTTATCAGCGGCCAGCCGACCGTACACTTGAACATCGGCGAGACCGATACAGCGGAATGGCAGCAGCTAAACCCGAACGGCATCCAAATCGGCAGTCGTGCCGGCGTGGTGACGAAGGGCGGCAGCATGGATCTAGTCCAGGCTGAGGCTACTAGCCTGTCGTTTGAGCTGATGAGGCACAAAGAGCAGCAGATGGTCGCCATTGGTGCTCGCCTGGTGCAGCGAGGTGGCCAGGCTGAGACTGCCGAGGCCGCACGCCTGAATGCCAGCGCAGAGGCCAGCACGCTAGACAACGTGGTCGGCAACGTCAGCGAAGGTATTGAGGCCGCGCTAGAGGATATGTGCCGTTTCGTTGGCGCTGATCCTGATGTGGTTGAATATCAGCTCTCCCGTGAGTTCTGGGAAACTGCAATTACCGCCCAAGACCTCCAGGTAGTATTGGCTGGCGTTGGTACACTATATGGCCCGCTCGATGCGCTAGAGATGATCCGCGCTGGATCTATCAAGCTGCGTGACGACCGTGATAACGAATTGATTTTGCAGGACGCTCAGGACACTATCCTGGCCGACTATGTATTACCGGAAACAAATGATCGGCAAGTTGCCGGTCTTAACAATGGCGGCAGTGCTGCCGGGAGACTGTAATGACCGAAGAAGTTACCACCACCGAACAAACGCAAGCGCCGCAATATACGCCTGAGCAAGTAAAGGCGATGGCGGACGAACTGGAGCGCCTGAAAAAGCATCAGGAGACTTTGCTAGGTGAAACAAAGACCGCAAAGCAGCGCGCTAAAGAGCTGGAAGAGGCTCAGGCCGCAGCAGAGCAGGAAGCGCTTAAGAAGTCTGGCGAGTTCCAGAAGCTATGGGAAACTGAAGCAGAAAAAGCCGCACGCATTCAGCGAGAACTTGAGGAAGAGCGCGACAGTCGGCGTAAAGAACGCCAAGCGGTGCAGCAAAAAGAAATCAGCGCCGAGTCGGTAAAGATTGCAAGTTCAATTGCTGTCGATGATTCCAGCCTTGAGCTATTGACAGAACAAGTTCAAAAGTTTGCCGTATATACTGAAAACGGCATAGAATATCAAGTAGGCGGCGTTTCGGTTCCAAAAGAGAAAGTAATCGAAATGCTTGCAGAGAAATACCCGCGACTGGTCAAAGGATCGGGCGCAACTGGTGGCGGTGCCACTGGTGGAAATCGTGGGGGCGGTGCCTCTGAAAAAACTAACGCAGCGGCTGAAGAAGCCAAGAAGCGCGGCGACCTCGCCGGCTACGTTACTGCAATGCTTAATCAACAATCCTAGAGGTACACCAAATGCCTGTATTGTCCCCTGATCTTTCAGCGTTGCTGAATGACAAAGTAATCAACGAAGCGTTCGAAATCGCGCGCTCCAACCGCACCGGTATCCTGCAAGTTGTCAGCATGGGTGGCCCGCGCCAAGCCTATGACGGCTATAAGATGGGCTGGCTAGACTTCCGTATCGACGCTACCAGTTCCGCGCTTACTGCCGCACTGACTGACATTGCCACCACCGTCCCGGTTGCCGATGGCGGCAAGTTCCGCGCCGGTATGACCGTTTCGGCCTCGACTGGTAACGAGGTAATGCTGGTGACTGCCGTATCCGGCAACGACCTGACCGTAACCCGTGGCTTTGGTGGCACTACTGCCGCTGCCCTGCCGTCTGGCGCTGTGCTGACTATCGACTCGGTAGGTCGTGAGGAAAACTCCCTGGCCGAGAACGATGGCATCTTCCAGCCTGACCCGGTAGAGAACTTCTTCCAGACAATGGACACCGCTGTTGAGTTCTCGCGCCGCGCGCTGGCAACCATCCAGTTCGGCGGCACCAACGATCTGGCCTTCCAGATCAGTGAGCGCATTCGTCAACTGACCATCCAGATGGATCGCGCGCTTGTCCGTGGCCGTCGCGCTACTGCCACCATCGGCGGTAAGACCGTGACCTACACTGGCGGTCTGCGTTTCTATCTTGATCAGGCTGGCGCAATCAACACCGATGGCGCTGGCGCTCTTGACCTCGACAAGATCAACGTGATCAACGCAGAGATCGTGAGCCGTGGCGGTACTGCTAACACCATCGCTGTCGGCATCAAGCAGGCTCGCGTACTGTCCGCGCTGGTATCGGCCAACTACAGCTCTAGCCGCCTGGGTGAGTGGACTGCCGACGAGGGTTCGCTGCTGACCCTGCCGTCTGACCTGCCGCTGGTTGGCAACGTCAACCGTATCGTGGTAGACACCAACCTGGCCGACTCTGAGCTGGTGATCTTCGACAGCTCGATGGTTAGCGTGGTGCCGATGGCTGCCAACAATGCCGAGGCTTCTGGCGCATGGCGCACTGTTGATGCTACCCAGAACGGCCAGGACGGCCAGCGCACTCGCGTCATTGGTGACTTCGCTATGGAAGTCCGCCAGAGCAAGACCCACATGGGCCGCCTGTACGGCCTGACCTGATAGGGGGTTGATATGCGATTCACTGTCCCTGAAGGTTACAGCGTGATCATTCAGGGGCAGTTGATTCAGTCGGTAGGCGGCGTTATTGAAACCGATGACGCCGCACTGATTGAGCAACTGTCCAAGAATCCACACGCCACGCCTGAAAAGCAGTCGCGCAAGAAAACCGAAAGCCCCGAATAAGGGGCTTTTGTATGGAGGACGCATGATTGGCTATGTAGATACCGGCGAGCTAATCGCCTATGCCGCAGCGCGTGGCGTTGTTATTACCGCTCAGCAGGAGCCTGTCCTGCTGACCAAGGCGCTCGACTGGCTGCAAATCCAGCCGATTACCGTGCCTGATCCGGTGCCTGACCAGATCAAGCAGGCGCAGATGGTTTGCGCGATGATCTATCAGGCTGGCGGCGATCCGTTGGCTGCTATCACGCCTCGCGTAACGCAAGAGACTGTATTCGGCGCTGTGTCCGTGTCCTACAGCGATAGCGGGCCATCTACGCCGCTCTACCCCCAGCTTGCCGCATTGATCAGCCCGTATTTGACTGCCGGCCAGATGGGGCAGGCCAACTTTGCGGTATGTCGCGCATGAGCAGCATCTACGACCGTGGCGCAGCGCTAGCCGCTCGACTGCTGGCGCCCGATAAGTACGGCCAGGGCGTTATCATCCTTGCCCGTTCGACTCCCGGCACGCCAAATCCAAATGCCCCATGGGAACCAGTGACGCCTACCGTGACGACTGAGACGCTAAAAGGCGCAGCGCGTGGCGTAGATTCCCGCCTAGTCGGCACTGAGGTAGGTGGCGCGGTTATCCTGGCCAGTGATAAGCAGGTCATTTGCGCGCCCCCGGTCATGCAATATCAGGCAGGTGATACACTTTCAATCGATGGCGTGCCTGTTCACGTCATCGCGGTTGAAAAGATCCCCGCAGCGGGGGTGACTTCGGCAGTAAAATTTCTGATTCGCGGATAGATCATGGCCGTCAACGTCGCCACTAAATCCCAGGCCAGGCTGTTTGCTCAGTTGATCAGCACGCTTGAGCCTGAGATTAAGCGGGCGTTCATGGCCTCTGTCGTCGATCTCCAGGCCGGAGTCAACTGGCCTCTCCTGCTGCAACGGCTGGAGGCAGGCGACATTGACGGCGCGGTGGCGGCACTGAACATCAACGCAGCGGCATGGGCTGAGTATTCGTCTGCCATGACGGCAGCCTATGCCCGCGCTGGTGCCTCGACGATGGCGCAGATTCAGATGGTCGGCATTGCTCCGGTAGGCGTCCGGTTCGACATGGCTAACCCAAGGGCCGAACGATGGATCAGGCAGAACGTTGCTGAGAAGGTGGTGGGGTTCACGAATGAGCAGATCGAAGTGGCACGCGGCGTCATCGGCGCAGGCTATGCCCGAGGTGAAGGCCCGCGCACTATCGCCATCGAGCTTGGTGGCAGGGTTACGAACGGAACGAGGCAAGGCGGGGTACTTGGATTGGACAATCCGCGCGCCTACCGACTACAGCAGGTCTCGCTGGGTATGCGGACGCCAGAGGGCGTGCAGTCGCTGGTGATCGAAGGGCGTGACGGCAAGCTGGCCATGCGATACAAGGTCAATCCGGCGACTGAGAAGCGCATTATCGCAGCCTACAACGCAGGCACAGCCGTTCCTGACGATGCCATAGATATCAGCATAAGACAGTATCGCAACGCGCTGTTGCAGGCTAGGGCTGAGACGGTTAGCCAGACTGAGGTCGGAGCGGCAGTCATGGGATCAAAAGACGAGGCTTGGCAGCAGGCGGCTGAGTCTCAGGGGCTGGACGCCAGCGCTGTGGTAAAGGTCTGGCAACATAGTCGCGGCCCCGGTGGCGATGCCCGAATAACTCACATCGAGATGAATCGCCAGAGCGTGCGCGGACTAAATACGCCGTTTGTGCTGTCTGACGGCTCAGTGATGCAATACCCGCATGATCCTGCTGGCGGGGCGAAGAACAACATACGCTGCGGCTGCACCTGCAACTATTCGCTGGACAGATCAGTGGGGCTAACGTAATGGCTAAATCGTTCGCGGCAACAGTGTCAGCGTGGGCTAAACAGACGCCCCAGCGCCTTGAAGCTGTGCGCAATCGTGCTATCGACCTGCTGGCCGTAGAGATGACCACCACCATCCCCAATGGCGGGCGCGTGCCAGTAGATACCGGGAACCTTGCGCGCTCTCTGCTGGCATCAACTCAGGGCATGCCGAAAACATCAGACGCGCAATTCAGCGGCTCTGACGTTGGCATAGTCACTGCCATGCTGAAACTTGATCAGCCCATATGGCTCGGCTATCAGGCGAATTACGCCAGACGATTAGAGATGGGATATGTCGGTGCCGACTCACTAGGCCGGGTATATAATCAGCAGGGATATCACTTCGTATCTGGCGCTATTGCAGAGTGGCCGAACTTGGTCGCCAAAGCTGCCCGCGAACTACAGACCTCAGTCGAGAGCCGAAACAATGGCAGCTAACATCGAAACAAGCATATGGCTGGCCATCAAGTCGCGCATTGATACGCTGCTGCCGTCATATCAGAAGGCATATCCGGGACAAGTATTCACGCCGCCAAAAAGCGGCACGTCACTATTGCCCTATCTGCGCATTGGTCGCGTAACTGCCACGCCGTCGCGTATGTTTGTGGGTGATGGCAAGCCCTACCAGCGCACCGGCTTTATCATTGTCACGCTAGTTCATCCGCTCGGCCAGGATGTTTCGGTATACGATCAAATTGCCGGCACCATTTCCGACCATTTCAACGATGAAACAAAGATGCGATACGGTAATGTGTGCGTATCCGTGCCATCATATCCGCAAGTTGTCGAAGGGTATGAAGAGAACGGCTACTGGACTGTTCCCGTACGCATTCCGTGGCAAACATTTGCCTAACTAGGAGGTAATCATGACCGATTCTCAGATTCAAATGCCTAAATACGAATGCCACAAGCAAGTGTGGGCGCTAAAAATTTCACGTATTGAAGAGGCAAAATCAAACGATGAATTTGCGACAATCTACTTTGAGGATGGAAGATATTCACCAGTTGTCGTCAGTGTAGACTGGTATTTTTCAAGAAAGCCGGAGGTCGGTGGTTACTATGTTGTTTATGCCGACGGTTACAGCAGCTACTCACCGGCAAAGGCATTTGAATCGGGTTACACGCTGATCAGCAAAGTATAGAGGTGATATATGTGCAAAGATTGCGCAGCACGCGCTAAAATGGCACGCGATGCATTGTTTCAGGCGAAGATCGGCGAAGCACTCGGCCATGTGGCAAAAGGCGCTGCCGAACTTGTCGGCATCAAAGAGAAAACAGGCGAGGCTGAGTTAGTTGCTAAGCAACCGGCAAAGTCGCGCAAAACCACTCCGGCCACGCCGGTAGAAGATGACGCCCCCGTGGCGCAGGAGTAAATATCATGGCCCAAGTTTTTCCAGTGGCTGGAAGCAAGCTGTACATCGGCTCGCGTGTAACAGGCAAAGGCACCGTCACGGCTGCTGATTTTGCTGGCCAAGTTTGGACTGAGATTGGCGGCTGGGCGAGCGCTGGCAGTATTGGCGACACTCAGGAAGTTGGTGAGCAGTCGCTTATCAACGAAAACCGGGTTCGCAAGTTCAAGACAGTGAAAAATGCCGGCACGATGGAGTCGCAATTTATCCCGATCTACCTTGATCCGGGCCAGACTCTGTTCCGTCAAGCAATTGATGATTGCCAGCCGTATGCGTTCAAGATTGTCTGGGGCGGCGACTGCGCGCCTGAGTCTGACGTGACCATTAGCGTCGGCACTCCGGGCGTTGTTAGCTGGACTGGCCACGGCCTCCAGGCTGGTCAGCCGGTTGTGTTTAGCACCACTGGGGCGCTGCCGACCGGCCTCAACGCTGGCACCGTGTATTACGTATCGGCCACCGGCCTGACTGCTGATGCCTTCTCGGTGAGCGCAACGGCTGGTGGCGCGGCAATCGACACTGCTGCGGCGGGTACTGGTACTCACACCGTTACGGCCCCGCCTGCTGGCTATACCGATATGTTCTACGGCATGGCTCTGCCTGGCGCACGTAGTGGTGGTGATGCTACTGCCGCGCATCTGCGCACTTGGTCGATTGGGATTGATTCCAACATCGTAGAGATTTAACCGAATCCCTCATTCGAGGGTAAGAGGTCAGCGGCCTAGCCTCGCCGCTGGCCTCGCTTTGAGGCTATGGGGCTGGAGATACAACCAATGGATATCAACCAACTGATTCTGACTGACGATGCCGTGAACGCTATTGAGAGTGGCGCATGGGTCGGCAATCTGCCAGGCGCTCCGGGCGTAGAGGTTAAGGTGCTGGGCACTACCTCTGCTGCATACCGGAAGACCATTGGCGCCAAGATGGAGGCCGCACGCAAGGCATCCAAGGGCGTCCCGCTGGATCAGGAACAAGTTACGCAGATGGTGCGCGAAGTGTTCGCAGACGTGGCACTGATCGACTGGCGCGGCTTGGAAAAAGACGGCAAGCCGTTCGCTTTTGATCGTGACATTGCACGCCAATGGCTGACCTCCCGTAACGGAGAAGTATTCGCTGATTTGGTGGCCACTGCTGCGCAACGACTGGATGCAGACGCTAATAGCTACGTCGAGACAGTCACAAAAAACTAACAGCCCGCCTGCGCTGGGCGATTGATAACCCGAACGCGAAAAAAATCATTGAGGACTACACGCGATTCGGCCAAGAGATCCCAGCCGGCCTAGTTCCGCCAGAGTTACACGATATCGAATGGCACCTATGGTCGGCGTTTTGGGAGTTATCAACAGAGCGCCAGGTGGGAGTAAATCCGGGGCCAATTCCCGGATCAGCAATACGGCAGTACGCAGATCAGGAGATGGGCATGAGTCCGTCCCTGTTCTCGCAAATCATCCGCGCCATGGATGACGTTTATTTGTCTCACAAGAGCGGCGAGGGTAAGACATTCTCCCGCGAAATGATTAAGAGGTAGTCCCATGGAAGTTGCCGCCTTAGGTTTGCGGGTCGACGGAGCCAGCAACATCGAGCAGGCGGCTAGCTCGCTTGATCATCTAACTACTTCAGCTGGAAAGGCTGAAAAGTCTGGTGATAGGCTATCTTCCGCATTTTCTCAACTGAGTTCGGTGCAGAAGGCGTTGCTTTCTGCAATTGGATCTCTAGATTCATCAATAAAGTCCATATCATCGGGGATAATGGCGAATGCCCAAGCTAGCCAGGCTGCAGCATCGGCCGTTATGCTGCTCGCCTCGTCTCAAGCTCAAGGAAAGCAATCTACCGATCAGCTTGGCCAGTCAGCATTAAGCGCGAATTCTTCCATAAACAATCTTGCGCAAAGCTCTTTCGCTTTAAAATTTGCAACATCAAATGCTAAAGATGCAATAGACAGAGCTAAATCCTCTATAGATGAGGCTTCATCGTCTGCGAACTCTGCTTCGGATGCGATTGAATCCGCATCTTCAGCATTCAGCGATTTTCCGGATTCAGCGTCGGAAGCCACTGATGCAATTGATGAGATAGCCGACTCGGCGGATTCAGCAGCGCCATCTATTGACTCTCTAGCTACTATCGCCATTAGAGCCGGCAAGCTAATAGCTGGCGCGTTCACGATAACCACGATCAAAAACTACGCAGACGCATGGTCAGACATGCAGAGCCGGGTCGGTGCCGCTACCGGAAGCATGGATACCGCAGGCGCATCGATGCAGCGCCTCCTACAAATTGCCAACGCCTCATATTCCCCACTTGAGCAAACTGCCGAGATTTACTCTCGCAACGTCTCGACATTCCGTGACCTGGGCAGAAGCGCAACAGAAGCAGCAGACTTCACCGAATCGCTGAACAACATGCTTGTGCTGACCGCCACCCGTGGCGAACGTGCGGCATCGGTACAGAATGCGCTGTCTAAGGCTATGGCGGTCGGCAAAATCGAAGCGGACGGCCTGGAGACTGTTCTGGCGAATGGTGGCGAGGTCGCGCAGGCACTGGCTAGAGAGCTGGGAACTACAGTCTCAGGCCTTCGCCAGATGTCATCTGAGGGCAAGATCACAAGCGACGTTATCGCCAATGCAGTGGTCAAATCACTTGATGATGTACGCGACCGTGCCGCAGAAATGCCGGCCACAATGGGCGATGCCTTCGTCCGCGTAGGAAATAACCTGACGGCATTCGTCGGCACAATGGATCAGGCGACTGGCGCGTCTGGTGCTCTCGCCGCTGCGATCATCGAGCTATCCGATACCGCGCTTGAGATGGCTACCAGTGAAGACGTGATCGCCGGATTGCTCGCATGGCAGGGCGCATTGCAGGCAATTGGCCGGGACATTGTCGAGCTTGACCGCCTGATATCTGGCTTTACCAGCAATACCGAAGAGGACGCATCAAGCATTGGATTTTCGTTCTCCGAGATCCCGGCCAATATCCGCGCCGCAATTCAGATTGCGACGGTAGAGATTGCCAGCTTCATTGATGCCCAGCTAAACGGCATTCAGGCGCTCGCTGCTGCTGTAAAAGCGCTACCTGATGGCCCGTCCGCAGCAGTCGATGCATTCAATGCCGTGCGCTCTCAAATGGCCGCATTGGGCGATGCCCGAATGCAGTCTATCGAAGCCATTCTGCAAGAGCGTGACGCCATCGTGAACGGCGCCCGTGACGCAGCCAGGGCGTACAAGGAAAGCACACGCCAGACGCTGGAGATGAATGGCGCATTGGGCGAGACAGCGCGCGTAGCGGCTAATGCGTCAAGCGAAATATCCAAGGCCGCGCAAAAGAACGCAAGCGCTATTGAGAATGAAATATCAGCACTAGAGCGCGCCGCAAAAGTCTGGGGAATGACGGCGGGCGAGGTAAAAATCTATGACCTGACGATGAAAGGTGCCAGCGAGTCGCAGCTCGAATACGCGCGTTCGCTGATCGCCACCGTCGAAGGGTTGGAGGCTCAGAAGAAAGCCGAGGAAGACGCCGCCAGGGAGATTGAGCGCCGCAAGAAAGCCTTTGGCGACGATCCAATGGCCTCGATTGTGGGCAAGGTAGATCCCCTGTCAGGCGGCATGTTTGACAACCAGATGGCGCGATACGAGGCTGAGGCGTTAGCAGAGCAGCAGCGCTACGAGCAGCAGCAGGAGCGCTTGCGTGAAGCGCTAGAACTGCAACTGGTCACGCGCCAGCAATATGCCGACCTAGAAGTCGAGCTTGCACAGGTTAGCGCTAATCGTGTCGCTCAGATCGAGCAGGCGAAACAGCAGGTCATGCTGCAAAGCGGCGAGCAGATGTTTGGCAGCCTGGCTGGGCTTGCTCAAACATTCGTTGGCGAACAATCAGCTGCATATCAGGCTCTGTTTGCTATCCAAAAAGGGTTTGCCGTCGCCACCGCATTGATGAACGCGCCAAAGTCTTACTCTGACGCATATGCGGCAACCGTTGGCATCCCCGTGGTCGGGCCGATTCTTGCGCCAATCGCTGGCGCCACTGCGGCGGCAGCTCAGGTTGCGCAGGCAGCTGCAATTAAAGGCGTTACGCCTGGATTCCAGGGCGGCGGATACACCGGCAACATGGGCGTGTCTGACGTGGCAGGCGTGGTGCATGGCCGTGAATATGTGTTCGATGCCGCTGCAACTTCGCGCATTGGCGTTCCGACACTTGAGGCGATCCGCTCCGGGCGTCCGCTGAACTCCAGCGGCGGCATCATGAATGGTTCTGGCAGCGATATGAGCCAGCCTATTACCATCGCGCCGCAAGTTGTCGTTAATGGCGATCCCGACAAATCAACTATTGCGCGAATCGAAAAAGCAACCGCCGATGGTGCTAAACTCGCATACCAGCAGATATCGAATGATTTGGCCACTGGCCGCGGCTCTGTATCTAAGAGCCTCCAAGCCGGTTATGGCGTAAGCAGAAGGAAAGGTTGATGGAAGAACTGCCGCAGTTTCCCGACTGGCTTCCTCCGCCAGTACAGGATGGGTACGGGTTCGAGCCTGTCAGCCCGCTGATTAGCACTGATTTGCAGGGTGGCGGAACAATTCAGCGCCGCCGTTATCGCAGCACGCCAACCAACGGGAATTTGACGTGGACGTACTTTAACGACTTGCAGGCCCAAGCATTCATGGCGTGGGTTCAGGAAATTATCAAGGATGGGCAGTTGTGGTTTGAAATCAATCTGAAAACGCCGGAAGGATATTTTCCGTACAAGTGCCAGTTCAGGGAAATGTACGAAGGCCCGACATTGATGGGCGCTAAATACTGGTCATTTAGCGTTCCAGTTCGCCTATATCGTCGGCCTGTTATCAGTGGCGGGTGGGCTATGTATTATCCGGAGGCTTTGCGATACATGGACATCATCGACCTCGCAGTCAATCAAGAGTGGCCAAATTCGCAATATCAGACATTCAAGGATGTTTTTGATTATGGCGTTAATCAGGAGTGGCCAGCGCCGTGACTATCCTTGATCGATTCTATGTGAGTGGCGGCGATGATGTTCGCATTATCACGATGCAGATTGAGATTGCTGGCGATGCAGATCGAGACATTGATGCTGTATCGCATTACCTTGTTCACGACTTTGAATCGCTGGAGGCAATGCTGGAGACAGGCGAGACTGTGACTTTTCAGCCTTTTGCGCTTGCCGCCGCGCTACCGCCGAGAAACCTGGACGGCACGCAAGATCTTAACTTCAGCCTCTCCAATATCAGCGGGCTGGTTAGCACTGAGATTCAGCGAGCGCTAACGAATAAGCTGCCAATGTACGCCACACTTCGACAGTACCTTGAGAGCGATCTTTCCGCGCCAGCAGAGCGCCCGTATCGACTTGAAGTTAAAAACGGCCAGTGGTCTGCAATGCAGGCTGATTTGACGGCAGGTTATATGAACATCCTCGATACCGGATGGCCTCGCTGGCTGTACAATCTGAATCAGTTCCCAGGCTTGAGATACATTACATGATCGACACGGCGCGATATGTACGCGAGGTTAGGTGGGAGAAAGGTGGCAGAGCCTGGCCTAATCTCGACTGCTACGGCATTGTTATTGCTGTTCGTGAGGATCTTGGTCTTGATAAATGGCCGTCATGGGATGGCGTCACAAAAGACGATGACGGCTTGGACAAGGCGGGCCGTGAGTTCGTTAGTTCGCGCGAAAAATGCGAGCCGGAGGAAGGTGCCGTAGCCTGCTGCTATATGGCCAGCCTAATGACCCACGTGGGCGTTGTCGTCAATACACCTGCCGGCCTGTGTGTAATGGAGTGCAATCCTAAGCATGGAGTCACCTGCATTCCTGTGCGCCGTTTTATCCGCCGATTTGTGCGCGTGGAGTTTTATCGATGATTCGCATTTATCCGTCGCGTCATGAGATTAATATCTACCCATCACTTAACGGTATGGCGCTAGAGAGCCACACTATCGGCTCTAAAATCACAATCGCGGATTGGCTGCGTGCAACTATCAGCAAAGACAAAGATGGCAATCCAGTTGATCTATCCGCTGATATCCAGCCAATTTCCATTGATGTAAATGGCAAAACAATCAGTCCGTCAGATTGGGAGTCAATCAAGATTGGCCCGAATGATGACGTGCGGATTTATCCGGTTCCATTTGGCTTTGAAACTATCGTAGCCATTGCAACTATCGCTGTAGTTGCTGTTGCTGTTGTAAGCCTGATCGCTCTAAATACAGACACGCCTAACGCATCATCTGCAACTGGCGACCGGCTAGAGCTTAATCCGGCCAAGGCGAACAGCGTCAAGCTGTACGAACCAATCCGCGAAGTGTGCGGACGGGCAAAGATTTACCCGGACTATGCTTTACAGCCAGTGACGCGATTTATCAGTGGTCGTGATGCACGGACTAACATGTTCCTTGTTGTTGGAGTTGGTCGGTTTAGCATTCCGCCCAGCCAAATCAGGATTGGTGAAACTCCAGTTAGCGCATTTGGCAGCGAGGTCGAATATACGATCTATGAGCCGGGCGCTGATGTTTCTGGTGATCCACGCTCTGAAAACTGGTACGCAGCGCCAGAGGTTGGAGCATCTAAAAGCGCCACGGCTGGTCTTGATTTACAGTCTCCAGACTCTACGACTTCCGTATATGCTGACGCACTTTCCTTAACTGGCAATACTATTACGGCAGTTGGTGAAACCGCAGAAATACCCGATTCATGGATTGCGGGAACAATTGTAAACCTAATTGCGCCAGATAATTTCACCATAACGAGTAGCAGCACCCATAGCATAATCGCCGGGCCGCTTCAGGAGTTGCAGCCATTTGTTGGTATGCAGGTAACCCTGACGTACGAGAACGAAGGTCTAGACCTTGTAGTAGATAGCTATTCGCCCTATGTCGCCCCAGTTCCAGGCGCTGGCGGCTCGCCTTCTAGCGTCACGGCCAGCGCTGCGCCTACGACATACGATTTTAGTGGCACGCCAATAGCGTGGAATCTGACGTATCGCGGCGTCACCCGCTCTCTTTCGCTTACCGCCAACTACCTGAACATGAGTGGCGTGGTTTCCGAGATAACCTCACAACTAACTGGCATGGGACTTGTTGCGCAGGACAACTCGGGAAGACTGAAAATTGTCGAACCTAGCAGCCCGTACTACGGCACCCCGATAACAATGAGCAGCGCTCCGGTGTCGATATTCGGCATCGGCCCGGTATATGCAGTCGGCAGTGCATCAACTGGCGGCACACCTGAGCAACTAGCCAAGATCACTCTCAAATATCCGTCCGGGACGCCATTTGCCGGCGTACCCAGCGGCATTCAGCGGCTCGCCATTGGCTACAGACAGAATAGATACCAAGTCAATTCAATAGCATCAACTACCGTATCCGTCAGCAGAATAAAAAGTGACGGAACAATAGACACCGGATGGACTGGGTTTTTAAGTCGGACAATCCTTGATTTTAGGCTGACATCTACAGTTGTTGATTCACAAAACTGGATCGGCCCGTTTATGGGATGCCCAGAGGGCGAAGTCGTTGATCGTATTGAGTGGGATATATTTTTCCCTGGCGGTCTTCAGTCTACCGCTAAAAAGGGAGGCGAGTATCCGCTAAGCATTACCGTCATATTTTCTTATGCCGACGTTAATACAGGTGTGTGGGTTGAAGTTTCCAAAACCTACACTGCAAACACGCGAGATGGCATAGGGTTTAGCGAGGGCATTGTCCTGCCTTATCTTATGCGCCCTATTTGCAGGATGCGGCGTCTTGATACTGCCGGGTATCGTGTCGTATCGGATAACGCCCAATGGTTTGCGCTTAGGAGTCGACTACAGCAGCGCCCAACTTCTTATCCCGGCGTAACATGCATTGCTATGACCGTGCGCACGGGCTCTCGACTCTCTGCGCAGTCTGATCGCCAGGTCAGTCTAGTTGCCACTCGCATATATGAGGACGGCGAGTCGCGTTCTATATCTGGCGCTATTCAGCACATATGCCAAAGTCTGCCGACTAATGAGGCGGCATATGACGAAGAAGAATTGGCAGAACTTCAGACTGAGTATTGGACGCCGCGCGGTGAGACTTTCGACTACTCATTTGATAAACAAATTACAGCCAAGGAAGCGCTACAGACAGTTATGAATGCCGGTATGTCGTTTCTCTCCATTGAGGACTCTAAAATAACCGCCATTCGTGAAGGGGTTAAGCCGATTACTGGCGCCATCACGCCGCACGAACAAGCGTCCGAGCTGGTTACTAGCTTCGTATCTCCAAGCGCCGACGACTACAGCGGCGTTGACGTGAAGTACATTGATCCAGTTACTTTCGGCGTTGAGATTGTCGAGTGCAGGCTGCCCGGTATTGACCCTCTGAAAATCGAGACATACACGCTAGACGGCGTTCAGGATCGAACTAGAGCGTGGCGCATTGGTATGCGGCGATTGATGAAGTACCAATACCAGCGATTGACGCACAAGGCCGAAACCGAGTTATCCGCTCTGGCCTATCGCATGCTTGATCATGTGGTCATGACGGACGACATACCAGGCAATCAGACAATCAGTAGCATCATTGAGTCAGCAGAGGATATTGAGTCGGGAGAGTGGGCCGGCAAGACCCTGATAACCTCCAGCGAGGATCTTGATTGGACTTTCGACAATCCCCGCGTGCTGATCAAATATCAGGATGGCACTGTTAGCCCGCTTCTGACGCCTGTTCGCGTAAACGACACGCAGCTGCTTGTTACTACTGCATCAATAGAAAACGACTTTGACTGGTCAATTGAGCCGCCAAGAATGGTATTCTGTTCTTCAAGCAAAGTCGGCTATTCTTCAATCATTGAGGCAATCGAGCCAGACCAAGGCGGGCGGTGCAGTGTTACCGCCAAGCAGTACAGTGACGCATTCTATCAATACGACGACTCAACACCTGCCTAGTCGGGTTATACGGA